GTCAAGATCTAAATCTATGATACCTTCTAGGTCTCGCTTTTTTAAGCGGCCCTCTATATTGGCATAGTAAACCTTACGTTGGTAGTGCTTCTGCGCGTTTGCACAAAAGGTGAGAGCAGTTACGGTCTTTCCTACTTTCTCAGGGCCAGTCATTATAAACAATGACCCCTCAGGAACTCCTCCTCCTAGAGCTATGTCTAGTTTGGGGCCAACGGACAGAATTTCTAGAGGTCTATCTACAATTGAAGAGGGGTCGTGAAGAACATCACCATATTCCTTGACAATGTCTTTATTCATCTAAATCCCTTAGCTTAGAAATAATTGATTTCTGATTATTATTTGTCTTGTGTTTTACTTCTTCCGACTCTTTAATATTATACTCTGTATTCGCCGGTCTTTCGATAACTTGTTTCGATTTTTCCTCAACTATTTTTTCAAGGAAGGGAGACCTTAGAGAATATGTAGACCAACATCTTTTATCTCTTAGGGCGGCGACTATAGATTCTTCGCCGTATTTTTTGATGAGCCTGTTGGCTAGGGTGATCTGATACTTGTAATACTTGCACCAATCTTTGTCCTCCCAGAACTTCATTGGGAGTTCCTTCTTTTCCCTTTGGGCCTTCTTCTCGCAGACAAGTTCTGTTATATATTGAGAACCTGACACCCAACCTTTGGGAGAATAGCGAGAGGGGTAGCGGCTCTTGTCACTTCTGTTTTTTGCCATTTTTTTAATGTCCTATAAGTCTTCCCAATTTTCTTGAGGCTGTTCCAAATCTAGATCTTCAGTGTAGTCAACTAGAATCTCCTCGCCAGTTTTAATATTTCTTTTAGCTACTAAAAACTTTCTTCCTCTTTCTGTTTTTGAAATGCAGTTTGCGGCTTTAGAATGATTATACATACAGTTAGGATTAATATTAGTCCACATACCTTCTATTTCAGTAACCTGAATGTGCGTTATAAATAGAGGGGTTCCTTCTTTTATATCACACAAAGAGAAAAGCCCCGTTCCGTGAATAGGGCTTTCTCTTACTTCGCAAATCTTATTTGTTGTCATCTAATTAATATTATGTATAGCCGAATGCTGAGGTCTTTCAGGCATATTTTCGCGAAGATTGTCCACTCTCTGAGAGTCGGCTTCAGTCATTACTGCCATCCCTGTGCTTTCATGGGGTTCTTTTTTGTCTGCCTGAAGAGCGTCTACATATTTTGATACAATAGACTCTGATCTCCCTAGAGCTTTGGCTATTTCTTTGGTTGACATGTCGTTAGAATACATGCCCTCGATTGAGTATTTTTCAGTTTTTGTGAGGTTCTTTGCGTTTGATAGCTTTCCCATTATGAGTCTCTTTCTGCATTGTTGAGCCAAGCGATGTTCTTGGTTCTTAGAAAATTAATATACTTATTAAAAACATTCTCGTTTGTTTCTTTGAATTCCCACTCTGGTCTACCGGCGTGCCTCATTTGTTTTTTAGCGGTGCCTTCTGAGTACATGCCAATGGGGTTGTAGAGCTTTCCGTACCTACCTCTTTTTACAAAGTACTTTACTCTCTTCCCTAGCGTAATTCTTTTTGCATAGGCGTCGTAGTGGTCTTGCTGTTCTGGGTCTAGCCTAGGAAACCCTTCAAGATCCTTGTCTGTCTCTTTCCCAGACATAGTAAACACGTCTACTGTCTTACTTTTATCTTCTGTTTTTTCTTCATTAATTTTATGAAACATTATCTATTCTTCTTTCTTCTTTTTTTTGTTGACTCTTTTGTCCATTTGGGTGCGCTTTTGGGTCGATCCATCTTCTTCATGCCGTCTCCTAGCTTTCCAGATAGAGTATCAACCTTTTTGGTTTTCTGCTCCCTTATCATGTCTTCAACTTTGTTTTTGCCGAGTTTTTTACTTTGTTTATCAGCATAGTGACCGATTGTCTTGGCCTCAGAGAGCGAATAGTTATACGCTGTATAGACTTCGTCTTCTTCAAAATTTCTATATACAGACTTTTTCTTATTGCAAGATACGCATTTTATCTTGTCTTTATATTCAGACCTGTGGCAAAAGATTGACCAACTATGATCGCATTCTTCGCATATATAACTATATTCCGGCAT